CTGAAGTACCACTTGAACCTGATGAACCGCTAGTACCTGATGAACCACTAGATCCTGAAGTACCTGAAGAACCTGATGAACCTGAAGTACCACTAGAACCTGAAGATCCTGAGGTACCTGATGAACCACTAGATCCGGATGTACCTGATGAGCCTGATGAGCCTGAAGTACCACTTGAACCTGATGAACCGCTAGTACCTGATGAACCACTAGATCCTGAAGTACCTGAAGAACCTGATGAACCTGAAGTACCACTAGAACCTGAAGATCCTGAGGTACCTGATGAACCTGAATCACCTCCAGTACCACTAGTACCACTAGTACCTGATGTACCATCAGTACCATCTTTTCCACTAGTACCAGAAGTACCCGAAGTACCATTACCTGAAGTTCCAGATGTACCCGATGTTCCACCAGGCCCCCCAGTTCCATCGTTATAATCCAACATTAAACATATCTCTTCTCCTAATGAGAATGGGATATTTTCAGATTTAGCAATTGCCCCGGGTGTAAGTATAAAAGTTACATATTTAGGATTATTTATTATAGATGTATAAGCAAATATTGCATAGCTAGTAGGGAATTCTTTACTATATAGTGTTATAGTGCCCTTATTGCTAGTAATTAAATAATTCGATAAGTCGTTTTGAGATAGATCTGATTTGTTTATATCAATTCTATTAACGTTTGATACTTTTAGGCTGTTATATAAACTTATTCTTCCAGAAACAGGAACCGTAGAGGTACTTGATAACTTGTAAGGAATACAAAATGCTCCTAAGTTTCTATCTATAATAAATTTTTGTGCCATAAACTAGTGGTTCTTCGTTATAAATATTCAAGGCTTATAGTACCTTAAATACTTTTCTTGAAGATATTTCCCTAAACCGTAATACTTTTCATTTTTTTCCTTTAAAAGGACTATATTACGGTTAATATAATAAACTTGTTTTTCTTCTCCAGTTAACGTCCAAGAAATATTAAAAGGATCCCACATTTGGAAATTAATTGTTGGGTTTTTCTGGGCTAGATTATCGTAGTCTGATTTAGATATTTCGATGTATATAAATTCATTTTTCTTTTTACAGAAATATCTTCTAAATTCACCTAATTGATAATCGGATTCAGTAGGTTGAGTGAAAAATAATTGAGGATTATTTCTTAAATTATTTCCAGTAATCCCTTTTAAAGCTTTATAGTTTTCATTTGCAAGATTATCTTTAATAAAAACTTGGGTTTGATTTATCTGAACGGGTTGGTTAGGAGGAGGAATTAAAGGAAAATTAGGTTTATCATCAGGGTTTTTACCTGTAAAGATTTGACCCGTATAAATTTTATAGTAATATCCTGTATAGGGTTCTAAGGTATTTTTGATTACATAGTCTTTCCCAGCAGTATATAAATTGGATTGTATTCTACTTTTAGGAATATATGGCATATCAATAAATATAGATTAAGAATTATTTTTTTTTGCTTTAGGCATAAATTGTCCTTCAAGATTTGTTATCCACCCATTACTATCAATAGTATGATTAATACCTTTAACAATAAATTCAATATTATCTCTATAACTTTTAGGTAAAAACTTATCTGTGATAGTATACTTTTGGAAAATTTTCATTCCAGAAAGACCATCTAAGGTAAGAGATAATGAAATAGGAATTAAAATAGGTGTTGTAAATTCTGGGTCTTTACTTATTTTATCCTCTGCATCAGTTTTGAAATATTCATTTACATCTGTTGATAGTTTTGTAAAATCTTCATCATATACAAAGTTAGAATAGAGATAAGCGGCTTCATTAGCATTGTATGTAGTATTTTCAAGGGCATCTGCTTTTGAATCTCTTTCAGCTTGGGAAGCTGAGGTTAGAGGTTGGGGGTAATTTTTCTTTAAAGCAATTCTGTCAGTATATCCTTTATTCCAATTTGTAAAAGGTTGGGAATTAGTTGAGGGTGCATTCTCACTATTAGCTTGTGCTCCTATAGCTATTTGAGTAGCAAAATTAGGAGGAATTGTAGATTTAATTGATACATCTTTTACAAAACTACCAACTTCAATCCCTGCTAAACCCTCACTACCATTATTATGTAAATAACCAATTTGGAATTTTGAGGGAGTTGAGGGAATTTTTAAAATTTTATCAGAATTTCTTTTATTAACTATATGTAATACGTTAGTATCAGTATCTACAAAAGGGGAAAATTCTGTTTGATTAGATAAAGAAGAATTAATCCCAGTGCATATAGCTGTTAAAAAATCTATTAAAGCAAGGTCTCCTTCACTATTTATATTATTTCTAAGAATAGAATAAAGATTATCTATACCTAGATAAATGTGCATAAAATTATAAGTATAATTATCTTCCCCAAAAAAATCTGTTCCTAATACATTATTAAGAGCAGTAAAACTTATTTTTCTAGTATTAGTTCCGGAAAACCAACCTTTTTGTTCAAATGAATTTTTAAAGCGAGAAGGGATAGCACAAATAGAAGGGTTTGAAGAAAATAAGTTATCTATAGGGAGGAAACATTTATTATCATCATAATCCCAATCTATTGATATTATAGGGGGATTATTGGGTTCTGTGGTATTATATAATAAAAGGAAGTTTTGAATTATTCTTAATAAAGCTCCAAATTTTATGTAAAATACTCTATCAGATTCATCATCTCCAGATTCAGAATCATAAGAATAAGGTTCTATAGAAACTATTTCTCTATTAGGTATATTTTTTGGAATGGGGTTAGTATAATATCCTACAGAAAGTTTAACATTAAGTTTAACATTTTCATTTGTAAGAGGTTTTGGGAGGAGATAATATTGGAAATTATACCCATCTAAAGATTCAGTACGATTTTCATCAACTTTTCCTAAAGGGGTTTCTGTTAAACCTACTGTGTTTCTTCCAACCCATGAAGCATCTTCATTTAATGATTTTTTAAAACTTGCTAAAATTCTTCCTATAGTAGTTGATTCTATAGGGTCTACTATTCCTGTATTGTCTTCCCCTTCTTTTTCTTCTTTAAGTTTAAAATTAGGGAGAACAGTAGATATTGATAAAGATTCTATTACGGATCCTGGGGAGATAACTGAAATGGAGATTTCATATTCTCCTGTTGGGGTTACATTCCAATCAAAATTTGTTACTCTACCTAGTATAGCATCATAATTACCTGATGCTTTTTCCCTGGCCTTTGATATTTCTTTTAAAATATGGGATTGTGGATCAGGGTCGGTTCCTTTTTCACCTTTAATAAATTGTCGCAATACACTGTCTGTATTATCCGTAATTTGGGTTTCTAAAGTACCATTATTAGTGTAATAAATTGTGTGCCCCCATTCTAATAATAAAGTGTATCCTAGCCTTAAATAAAGGGACTCAATATGATCAAATTGTTGAATATTATAACATTTAATTTTTATTTCACCTTCTACTATAGAACCGTTATTTTTGGGTTTAATATTAAAAGAAGTTATCCCAGGTAAAGGAGTAAGACCATATGTAGCAGTTGAATCAAACCCATATGAAGCATTAGCTAGTATTGAATCAGTGTAAGTATTTATAAGGCCTCCTTTAGGTTTAGAAGATTTAGTAATATTATTAGCACCTCCAAATAAAACATAACTTTCTGCTAATCCATTTTCTGGGGTGATACTAGAAGGGATATTAGGCAGTTCTGATAATTTATCTTCGCTTACATTTACTGCTGAAGATAATCTGAGCCAACTATCTTTACTTGTAGTATATGTAAGAAGATCATCATCATATGTTGTATTGCCTAACTTATTCTGTCTAACAGTAATTTGGTTTTGAACATAATCTTCAAAAACTTCTCCAACGATTTTTCCCATAACTTATTGATTTAAAACATTATACGCTTCTATAATACCTGACACATTAGCAGGGATTCTTATTTGGTGTCCTCGTTCTGGGTAGATGCTGTTTGGTTTAAAACGAGGGTTTGCTGCAGGGATTATCCACCACAAACTTGTGTCTCCATAATATTGAAAAGCTAATGAGTCAAACCTATCTCCTTGTTCTGCTATAACGTATATGTCATTATTGTTAAAAGGAATTTCAGGATATTTGGTATTAGCCTTGTATCTCTTTCCAGCAGGAGTACGAAGTATGGGTATGTTGTTATATCTATCCATTATCTTAACTTAAAAGGTTATCCTTTCCTCCAAAAAATTGACTATCACTACTTACTAATTTATTATCATTACTAGTAATTGGGACAAAGTTAAATCCACTTATTTTTAATGCTTTTGGTAATTGTTTCCCGGATGTAATATTTTTTAATTTTTCTTCTTCTGTTCCTCCTATATCAAAACCAGCGTCAAATATTGGGTTTATTGAAAAACCCTTAATGATTCCGGGGACGTTAGTAAGATAATCTCCAAATGTTAATTTAACAAAATTACCACGTATATAACCAGTACTACTATAGTTTGGGGCCAAATTTTGAATTAATGTATTTAATTTTTTATAAATAGGAACTATTTGATCAGGTGATGTAGCTACAATGGTAAAGTCTAAATTAATTGCCCTAGTAAATCCTTTATAGCGAAATGAAGGATAACCTCTACCTGTGTAAGTAAATTCATCATAGTTAGCTCCTACTTGATCATTAAAATTGTCAACATATGCTTGCCAATATAAATAATTTTTTGCTCCAGGAGATTGAGGGTCAACTAAATTTAAATAAAATTTAAATAATTGATCATTATCAGGCTTTTCATTTACTGTAGAAGTATTTAGCTTATTAGTATTGGTAGCATTAAATTTATCACCAGTATAAGTGTACTGTTTTTTACTTATTGCTAGCCCAGGATTTCCATACCTATTGCGTTGAAAATCTGGGTTAAGGTTGTAGGTTCTGCTTTTATTAATAGTAGAATATGAACCCGATGTAGTAGGTCCAAGATATGCTGTGTCAAGAGTTACTGTTTTGTTATCACTAGCAACACCATACGTAATGGTATCTAAAGATCCTGAAGGGTTATTTTGGTTAAAAGTTGTTTTAGCGTCTGCTACTTTAACTTTAGAGTTTTCTTTAGAAATCTTAACAAGACTTCCACTATCTTCTAGTGTACTTAATGTCTTATTATCATCTTGAGGACCAAATCTTTTTAATTGAGACCCATTTTCAGGATTTATACCTAAAATTTCAGGGTCAGGATCTGGGATTAATATGTTGCTTATTTCAGAATATGTAAAATAATCATTAGAAACTCCTAATAAATTACTTAAATCTAAAGATGTTTTAGCATTACTAGCTTTTGTTTGAGCTAGTTTTTTATACCCCCCTTCGGGATTACCATACTCATTAATACCTGTAGTATTAGTTGTTCTTTTTATTTTGGTTTCACCTATACCTAATACTGATCCAGGACCTCCCCCATAAGATAGTATTTCTAAGGGGTCTTGAGAAACTAAAGAAACCACAGAAGGCCTTTTACCTAAAATCTTACTATCAAATAATTCTACTAATCGGTTTTCGTTAATACTTTCATTTAATTTTACAGCATTACTATATCTGATGAGGCCCCCATCAGGGAATAAATCTCCTTCAACAACTCCTGCTGTGGGTGAAGTAGGATTAATTCCTAATAAATTTAGGTGAGTACCTGAAAAACCTGCTAATGATTGGGCGATTGTTGAGGTAGGTAAGTAGACTCCTTGGTTAAGAGTACCTCCAGCATAAGCAGAGCCTCTAGTAGCTTCTGTTTTTACAGATGTTCTAGAAAGAAGATTATTACCTGTAGTAAATAAAAATCCTCTAGTAGTTGAAAAAAGAAGTTGTGTTAATCTTGAAGTATCTTGACCACTATTTCTGATAGCTCCTTGTCTAAGGAGAAAGTCTGTAGAAGCCCCAGGGGTATCCCCTTCAGGTATAGGTTCAGTAATAAAGGGTTCTCTACTACTTCCATTACCTAACCTGTCATTCCCATATTTTAGGGATTTTAGATTAGTTTTGAGGTCTACTAAAGGCATCTATTAGAATGATCGACCTTCAGGAGCATTGTTTTTGTAAGCTCCTGGAGGTGTGATACCTTTAAGGCTTAATGTTGATGGTGATGGTTGTTGTTTTACAAATGGGTCACCATTTATAGAATACTCATCATGTAATTTAGATTGTGCGAAATCTGGTTGGGGGCCTTGTTGACCATTCAAATTTGAGAGAATAGATCCGTTGGCAGTAAAAGAATTTAAAATTGACATAGTTGTTATTTTGTTATAAATATTAAAAATTATTGTAATTTATAGGATCCTACGGTTAAAGCAGTTCCTACTTTTGTGCTGTCTAATGTAACCGTGCCTTCTTTATTTAAAATAGCATTTAATGTAACATTCATTTGATCTAATTTTTCTGCTAAAATAGTATTGTCACTATTTTTAGGGGTAGCTTCTTCACCTCCTTCTTCGTCTCCTCCGAAAATTGAGGATATACCAGTAGCAACTGTTCCTAAACCTGCTAAACCAGTCATTACTGGGAGGGCTGCTATACCTGCTAATGCCATAGCTCCTAATCCCCCGGCTACAGCAAATAAAGCAGCAGCAGTAGCAGTTAGCCCGGGGGCTAAAGCAGCAAATTGAGCTATACTGGTCACTAAACCTTCAGTGTTAGCACCCGCCATTTTTTCAAATCCCATAGCTAAAGGAATCATTGCTACTCCTAAAGCAGCTAAAGCAACAGAACCAAGTAATATAAGGGGGGCACCTAATCCCATAAGAGCTGCTGTAGTAGCTAATGTTCCTATCCCTGAGGCAAATGAAATGATAGATTCTATATCTAAACCTTGAATCATGTTAAATCCTATTGCAGCTGGGATTAGAGCGAGCCCTAAAGCAGCAATTGCTACCGATCCTGCTAAAATAAAAGGGGCAATAAACCCTAATCCGGCTGCTGCTAGTGCTAGTAAAGGTAATGCTATTGAAAATGCTATAAGAGCATTTGTATCTAATCCTTCTAGTAAGCTAAAGGCAAATGCTGCAGGAACTAAGGCTAATCCCATTACTAATAAAGCAGCAGCTCCTTGCATTACTTGGGATCCTAATTTACCTATTATAGCTGCGGTAGCTCCAAATATAGCTAATGCCGCAGAAAATGCTATCATCTGTACTGGGTCTACGTTTTCGACCATTTTCATGGCTAAAGCAAATGAACCACCTAAGATAACACCTACAATACCTAATGCTAAACCACCTTTAACCACATCAGCAAATTTCTTTCCTATGGAAGCTAACCCATCCCCTAACGATTTTAAAAACCCACCAGGGCCTTTATCTCCTGCACCTTCAGTCTTCTTTTTGATTTTACCAGTAACTTCTGCTCCTTTATCCATTGTCTTAGCCATTGGATTTTTAGCAAATCTGCCTTTAGCATCTCTAAATTTTCCTTGAGCGTCTTTAGTTATATCTCCTATTTTATCTCCTTTAAGAAAACTTACTAATTGTTTTCCTTTACCTCCTAAGAATTTTCCCATATCTTGGAGGTCATTTTTCATATCCTTAAAAGACTTACTTAGTGAAGCTGCACCACTTACAGCTTTACCTGCAACTAAAAGCCCTATAATCCCCTGAAGAGCAATCATACCTCCTTTACTAGACAATAGCTTGGCTACAACATCTAATAAAGGGGCAAAAGCTGCAGTCATTTTTTCTATTGATTTATTAATAGAATCTTGGACTGAAAGGCGTTTTGCTTCTTCAATACTAATATCAGCAGCTTTCGCCGCCTGTTCAGCAGTCATCCCTCCCTCAATTTTTTTCAATACAATCATTTTAGCAACCTGATCTTTAGACATACCTAAAGATTTAGCAATTGCGGCTTGTTGAATTCTATTTCCTGAAGAAAATGCTGCTTGGATTTCAGTATTATTAGCTATTTCCTCTGTTAAAGTAGCCATATCATTATTTAGAGCAGCCATCCGAGCTTTTTCTAAATTGATTTGTTTACCTGTTAAAAGTTCAGCTTCCATTTCAGCTTCAATGGAAGACTGGAAATCAAGTAAACTGTCAGCAATAGCTTCAGCTTGTTGGAGATTTATACCTAAAGCTTTAGCACCTGCTGCTGCTTTTACTAGAGCGTCAGGGTTTCCTTTAAGACTTAAAGATAAGGCTCCTGAGGCGCTTCCTGCTTCTTTTAAGACATCACCCATATTAAGGGCTCCTTTTCCAGATAATGCAAATTCTTTTGTTACATTTTCTGCTGCTTCTGGGAAGGATGATAAATCTTGACCAAAAGCTTCGGCATTCATAGCAAGCTGGGCTGATTCAGCAGCTCCTACTCCTAATAATTCAGTCATTTCAGTAGCGGCTAGGATGGTATCAGGACTAAAAGCAGCATTTACATTAATACCAATTTCTTTAGATAAAGATCCTATAGTTTTAACTTGGTCAATTGCTGAAGTAGCTGATGTGTTGAATGACGAATAATTATCAGCAGTTTGACCTGTTAGTTGCCTAACTTCTTTATTAGCTGCTTCAAATTTCCCAAAGGTTTTAACAATGCTTCCTATAATAACAGCAGGATCTGTTAAAGTTTTTCCTAACTGACCAAATGCCGATGCGACACCTACTCCTAAGGTTTGTAGTCGAGAAACACTTTTACCGGATTTGATAGCATCTTCAGCAAACTTTTCCATGTCCTTTTGGACTTCGTCTAAGCCAAAAGCGCCCGAAAAATTGCCAGCTAATTCATTTAATCCTTTTAATGAATTTCCTGTTATTCCTAATGCCTCGTTTAATTTTTTTCTTGTTTCAACATCTTGCCCAGCTTTAGCAACCATTTCTTCTTCAAGTTCGAAGTTTGTTGCTTTTGCTCTTAATAAGGCTGCTTCTTCTTTTGTAAGGTTACCAGCAATGATTAATTCTTTAATTCTGTTTTCTAAAGCTTCATCCTGTAAAACATTACCTTTTGCGTCTTGGATTAAGAGATTTTTTTCAATAGATAATAAACTAGCGGAATGTTTTAAATCTGCAAGTGCTGCCTTTGCTTTATCTTCGTTTTGTTGGATTTGTTTATCCGAAAGTCTAGTTATTTCCTCTTCATTTAATTTTAATTGAGAAGTAGCTGAAATTAACTGGTCATAGGACTTAGTAGCATTTTTAATTTGGTTGGTTTTTTTGCCTAATTCTCCTTGAATTGATCTAAATAAATCTTCATATTCCCTATAAGCAAGTACACCTTCATTAATAGCTTTATTACCGTCGTTGACAGTTTCATTGAACTTTTTTTGTTCTTGAATATTTTTCTTAATATTATCTCCTACAGCCATTAGTTAATCTTTGTTATAAATATTAAGGGGATACGAAATTGTATCCCCTTTAATTTTAATATGTTACCCGTTTGGGTTTTGATTCTTTACTTGAAGATGGTGGTTTTTTTATAATACCACTTCTATCTATCACAGTGCTTCCCTTAGAATTCGATTTATCATAAGCCTCCTTTTCTTTTTGGTAATGTTCATTAATCTGTTGGAAAGTAAAATTTCTTAACCATATGGGCATATTATATATTGTATAATAATCATACCCACCCTTACCATGAAAAACTATTTCATGAATATGAGAAAATAACTGTTTTCTATATTCAGACGTCAGGCCAAAAAAACGTGATGCCGATAGGAATGTCAATATCCTTGACATCACCATCTGGTCCCTCGATTTCGAATTTTAAATTTATGTCTGGTTGGGTAGCTTTAATATGTTCCCTAAATGCTCTAGAATCTTTAGCTAAGAAATAATTGTCAACAAATTCTCTTACTGATTTTTTTTCAGTATCACCATTTACTGAGAGAATCATGTGTTTTAGTCTAGTTGATAATTCAGGTGAAGCTAATTTATTTAGTTTTTTTAAACCCTTAATTTCACTATTTATTTTTTTATCATCTCCATGAGTTAGTAATTTATAAGTAATTAAAGTTCCGGATGTAGGAAGGGTAAAAGAAAATTCATTTTTTCCTTTAGTAAAGTTTTTTTCATTAACCTCTTTACTATCTAATTGGGAAAGGTCGACTACGTGTTCCTTATTATTATATGTAAAATTATAATCTTTACCATAGCCTAAAACACGTGCCGCTACCATAATAGCATTTTTGTCTCCTACAATTAAATCATTATAATTAATTTTAGTTATAATTAAGGATTTTAACAATTCATCAATTACAGTTCCATTGTTAATATAGTTTTGGTTAGTAAGAATATCTTCTTCCTTAGCCGTCATATATTTCATTTCTATTTTACCACTTGAAAGAGGATTATCCTCAGGATAAACTAAGCCTTTTGAAGGCAACTCAACCATTTCGGTTGGAAATTTTAATTCACTCATTTATTAATAACTTTATTTGTTTGATATAAATATATAATAGAACAAAAAAGACGTACCAAAGTACGCCTTTCTTTTATAATATTTAACTTGTATTAGAAATTTAACACACAATAGTCAGGTTGTACTGTCATTGAGATTTCAACAGCACCTTCATTATCGTAATTATATTCACCAAATGATGCGTCAGTAATTAAAGCACCTTTGATAATCCATTCTGAAACTACATCACCTACAGGACCTAAGACATTTACTGTCATATCCTTTTTGTAGAAATCAGAATAACCATCTCTACCGGTTACTGATTCGTGGTGTAGCCTTACCCATTCCATTACTGATTGAGCTCCAGAAGGAGTAATTGCATCAAATAATGTCATTGAGATTGGGTCCCATTTAGTTTTGCCTTTTACAAATCTTTGAACATTAATGTGATTTAATTCAACTGTACCTTGTGTGACTTTTACTGCTCCTAATCCTTTGATAAGGTAAGCGGGGAATCCATCTACATACAAAACAAATCTATTTTGTTGTTTTGGTTCAAACGGGGTGAAAAATATTTCGTTGGGATCTAATACTGCCATTGTCGTGTTTTATTATAAATATTACAATTTCTAATTTCTATTATGCTGGGAACTCAGCTCCTGTTGGTAATACGTTGAAATCGAGAATTATGAATTCTGCTGTTCTAGTTGGCTGTAAGAAAATCTGGCCTACCATCTGATTTCTATCGATTACATCAGGAGTGTTGTTTGAAGCGTCCATTACTACCTTAAAGGCGTAAACACCTTGTCTTTGTTGTACACTTTCCATATATGGGTTTACTTGGGCTAAGAAATTATTTCTTGTAGCTGCTGTATTTTGTTCAAATACTAAGTTGTTAGCAACTTGTCCAATGTAGCTCTTAAGTGCAATTAATAACCTTCTAACATTTACACGATCAAGTGCTGATGCTTTCTTTTGTAGTGTCTTTTGACCAAATACTACTGTTCCTGTTGCAGGGAAATTAGCAATTGGGTTGACATTACTTTCATATAAAGTATCTCGTTGAGATCTTTGTAATTTTCTTTCTGGTCTGATTACTGTATCTAATCCACCTCTATTAATACCTGCAGGTGCGAACCATGGTTCAGCTGCATTATCTGTAAAGGCGAAAACACCTGGAATCAATGTTGAAGCTGGTACCCAGTTTTGCTTTCCTGTATCAGGATTAATAATTTGACACCAAGGCCAGTATGAAGCTGCGTAGCTTGAATTAATAGCAGATGCTTGATTAGTAGTGCTAGTTATAGTAGCATTATATTTACTAAGATCTACTACTGCAATAGCATCACCTCTGTTTTGAGTATTAGATATTAATGTGTTTAATACGCCAGTATGTGCTGATACACCGTGGATCAATCCAGGAGCGGTGATTACGTTGTATTGATATTCGTCGTTGTTAGTTAACAAACTAAACACATCACTATAATCTTCGGCTCTTAAACCTTGAGTGTTAGTATCAATTTTTTCATTAAATAAAGCTGCTTCTGATCCAGTAAGTGCTCCTATAGCACCTGCAAATGAACCACTTGCTACAACTGGGATGGATTCTTTATAAGCATCACTAGCAGCATTACCAACATTATTAAAGAAATTTGGAGTTGGGGATGATACTTCATCTACATAAACATAATTACTCTTATTAGCATATGATCCTGTTATTTCAAGATACTTGTTTCCATCAGCATCTGAAACTAAAGTTTGCTTTTGATCACCTATTACTTTAGCAATGTAATTGTCTTGGAAAGGATCGAGTGATACACCTGCGTATGTTTCTAATACAATTTTATCATTAGTTAGGTCATTACCTTGTCTAATCAAAAGATTAAATGTGCCTGATCCTGTATCTGCAAATGAGATTTCCCATCTAACATTGTCAGCAGTACCTGTTGATAATTGGCCATCACTTCCTAAAGTACCATTACTATTCATAATAGTACCTTCAGAAATAGTTTTTAGTTTAAAAGCAGCTGTACTTGGTGGGTTATCAGCAATATCAGCAGCAACTAAAGTTAATACTAAGTTTCCAGTACCTGTACCGCTTCCTATAGCATCATTTAATTCAGCAGCAAGGAACGTGACCGTATCTCCAATAGTATAACCACTTCCTCCAGCAGCTGCAGTAGCGGCTGTAACTCCAGAAGCACCTGCTCCACCTGCAAAGGTAAAATTAAATGTGGCATTAATACCTGATCCATCTGTAGAAGATGCTGTGATAGCAGTTAAAGTACCAGCATCATAATCATTATTAATTCCTGAAAGAGAAGATGAAATTGAATTTACAGTTGATATGTCTCCAACTGTGGTTCCATTAGCAATAGAAGCAGTAGCAGGTGTAAATGAACCTGTTGTAACTCTTGTTACTAGTAAAGTATTACCACCATTTTGGAAGTAGTTATATGCTGAGTTACCCGTTAAGTAAGAATAAACTCTACCTCCACTTACAAAAGTAGAACCAAATTTATTTACATATTCACTATATGAAGTGACTAAAGTAGGGATTTCAACAGGGCCTTTAACAGCAGGACCTACAATTGCGGCTCCTACTTCTACAGGTTGTTGGGTTATGAATGACTGGTCGTTTTCTCTTGTAAATACTCCAGGTGATACTATTTGTTCTGCCATTTTGATATATTGTTAAAATATTTTATTCCGTTTTTGCAAACGTTCCTGACTCTAAATCGACAGTTCCGTTTCCATATTTTTGTGTTAGTTCTTGTCCAATTTTTGTTTCTTCTTTTTGCAACTCACCCATAGTTTCCACTAATCGGTCTTTTTGTAACTCCAACAACTGTACTTGGTATTCTATTTGACCAAACTGGCCAATAAGAGTCTGTTGCTGGTTTTGTAACTGCTTAATAGAATCTAATTCTTCTTGGGATAACTTAATTTGTTCACTCATTTTTGATAAATATTTAAATTTTTGATTAAAACCATTTGTTATAAATATCAACCTTTTTCTAAAAAAACATTAAATAAAAATATCTGTGTCAGTGTTTTGAGGATTTCGAGTATCAATAGGTTTATTTATTTGAGCTTCGTTAAGATCATTTAAATTAGCTGTAGTTTCTTGTTGGATGACAAATTGAGCTTGGCTAAGTCTTTTTTTATCTATTGTAAGATCTTTTTGAGGAATATCAGGAATGATATACCCCATTAAATTTATATCAAAGTTAGCTCTAACAGTACGTTCTTTTCCGGCACTTACTTCTGTTACCGTAGTGAAAGAATCAATAGTTGCCTTAAATTTAAATCTTTCAGGATTTCCCCAATATGAATCAGCAGCATAATTTACAGATTCAATTATTTTATTTAATTGTTCTACATAATATGTGTATACTATACAACTATAAGTTATTTGAACATAGTTAGGAACTACAACAGTATGAAATTCTTTAACAGGAACCCTATTATTTAAAATGTTAAATTTATCATAAGCATTTTGTTTATTATATGAAGTTTGGGTATAAGCTACATTAACAGGATGGTTAGCATCTAGCTTGTTGTATTGACCTTTAACAGGAGTTAAAGTATTACGTTTAAACATAATTATGGGAGACATAAGTTTACCTCTTTGATCTCTCATATATCCATCTCTTTGAACCGTTTTCCATCTTTCAGGGGAACCATAAACAAGAGGGACTTCTATCCGTTGGCCATTTTGTATTACAAAAGGTTTAATAACATTTTGAAAGTAATACATTATAGATTCATCTATATCTTTGATACCTATTGAAAATGGTTTAGAAGTATCGTTTTTAACAGATGTTTTATTACTTCTATTAAGTTTTTGACTTTGGTTGGGGTTTCCTCTTGTTGTATCAAAAGGTTCAATAAACTCATTAGCAATTTCTGCTTGGGTTTTTGGTGTTGGTATTCTTCCTTTAGTAGCCATTATAATCTTACTCTTTTAATACCAGGTTTATCTCCAGGAACATAATGTGTTTCACAAATTATAGAGAAATTAGATCCAAATATCTCTAATCCTGGGTTAAGTGGGTTGACATTATAAGGGAAGTCTGGGTCTTTACCTACAATGAATTGATTAGCATTAGTGTTTTCTACTTCATAATAACCACCATAATATAAAATTATGTCTCCTACTTCAGGTACTACATTAGCATCCTGTAAGTCTTCACGTAAAAATCTAAATGTAAGAGGCCATTCAAAATCTGGGAGGCCCATATCATCTATAGGTTGAGATTGAGGTTGTCTTTCTATTAGGCAATTAAATAATGTAGGACCATCATAATATTTGTCTTCAGCCGATTCACCATA